AGTTGCGCCTGTAGTTTAGGGCCTTGGCGCATAAGTGCGTCCTGACTGGAAAGGGGGCGACCCTTGGCGACTTCGGTGACAAGTACGTTTTCACGTTCGGGACCAAGCAGGGTGCGGCGTGTGCCGTTACCTGCTGCGACAACCTTGGGGCCGATTCCGTGTTGGCCAGCGAGGAAAGCACCTTGAACTTCGTTTACTTGAAGCGCTTTCTGGCCTCTAATAAGCGCGTCTGCTGTATCTTCTGATATGACTTTCTGCATTTCCATCATTCGTATCGCCATACTCCCTGCAGATCCTTTCTTCCCAAAGCTTTTAACTACTACATCCTTATCTTTGTATTTACCGAAGCTTACGTCACCAAATAGAGAAGGGCCAGCCTGTTTGTCAGAGCGAGTGATGTTATTAAGCACGTCGCTGGGATCTCCCAGTGTTCTCTCGAATGGTTTATACCGTTGCGCGGGATCGAATTTTTCACTGTAAGCTTTACGTATATTCTTCATCTGATATAGCGTGGCGGCGCCAAGCGCCGCATACGCAGCTAGCCCTGCAACTTGTGCTTTTTGCTTACCTGTTAGTCCTTTGTGTTCTGTTTTCGATACAGCGGGTTTATCTTGCACTTTGGTTGCAGGTCCTACGTGGCACTTTTCGCCCTCAGAAATCGCACCTTTGCCACATTTGAGGTCAAGGCGTAGGGTTGCTGGAGTTAGCGTCATGAATCGAAGCCCTCCGCCCAGATGGAGTCGCGGCGAGGAGGACGCTTAGCAGACGGTTTGCGGAAACTCCTTTCTAATGATGCTCGGCGTCGGTTCAACCGATTAGCTCGCATAGCCATGCGGCCCTTGCGCAGTCCGCGGGCAAGCTCACCAGTCTGTTGCTCACGGAGGTAGGTTCCGGCGCCTGCAGTGAGTGCTGCATTGGCCAGGAGCTTCCGGCTCTCCTTTTTCAAACCCAGTCCACGTGCGCCTACACCAGACAGCGCTTGACCTGCGCCGGCAACCTGAAAAGCGCGACCAGCGCCGGCCAAGTCACCACTGAAGGTCTTAGCAAGGCCGTAGCCGGTGGCACCAGCATTCACTGCCAAACCGCCGAGAACTGCACCGGCTGACGCGATCGTGCGTACACGCCCTGGTTTCTTCGGCTGCACCCTCTGCGCAGCACCCTTGGTGCACTTCTCGCCCTCGGAGATCGAACCCTTTCCACACTTCAGGTCGGCGCGGGCTTCCGCGGTGTCGAGCCGCGCTCGGATATAGCTGGTGCTGCGGCCCTGGATGCCGAGGTCGCAGGCGGTCAGGTACTCCTGCGGGGTGAGGGAGTCACTGCGCTTGCGCATGGAGCCGCAGTTGCCGTCGCACTTGCCGCCCTTCTTGCCGCCGCAGCCGCACTCGGCGTCCATGGGCTTCTTCATGCCGTAGCCGTCGGCGGCCGGCTTGGTGTGCTTGGCACCTTTGGCGCTGCGCTTGCGGGAGTGCCCGGGATCCATATCCATCTCGAGCTCCTCCTCTTCTTCGCTCTCGGGGGATGCAGCACTGCGCGAGCGGGCAGCCATGGCCTTGCCTTCGCGGATGCCCTTCTCGTAGGCCTCGGATTTGGGGCGGCGGGCGGTGGCAGGCATGGTATGAGCCCTGGACTGTGCTTCACACAGAGTAGCTGTGTTGTGCTACGGAGAATCGATGGGCTGTGGTGCGATTTGCTCGAAGACACCGGCCTTGTTGAGGTCGGCGGGGCCGACTGTTCGTACTCGGGAGACTTCTTCGCGGTGGCGTTGAGGTAGTGCAGCGTACTCGGGGGACATAGCAGCTAAGTCGGAATCCCAAGGGGCGAGATAACATCGGCAACGCGGGTGAATTGTTGCTTGAACTTCACTTCGTTTGTAAATACGCCCTGCGCGAGCGTTGCAGATAGGGCAGGTCCTATCGTCTGCCGTTGCATATCTTAAAACTAAGTCAATACCGTTAGCTGCGTAATACTGATTGCTCGCGGTGTTGTAAGCACGAAGGCTCTCCGTCCTAGCGATGACATCCGCGCGGGACTTCACGACGCCGAGGCGGAGGCGCAGGTCGTTGGTGATGGCGTCAGTGGGGCGGCCTTCGGCCACGCCCTGAGCAACGAGCTCGGTGGCGGTGGTGGCGAAGGTCTCGCCGTGGCGCCGCAGGTAGCCCTTGGCCTGGGCGGCCGCGGCGACCGTGGCTTCGATCGGAATAGAGACGTCGATGCGCTGACGTGTCGGGTCAAGCTCATAGAGCATCTCGTCTGCGACGGTGAGGCCGTTGCCCTGGGCGCTGCGGAAGAGGGAGCGCAGCACGCGGTCGTAGGCGTCGGTGCGCTGGGGGTTGAACGCCGGGATCAGCTGGCGGAACTCCTGGAGGAGGGCCATGTTGCGGTCCACGGCCGGGGCGCCGGCGCGCATGTGCACCCGGGTGCGGCGGATCAGGCGGTTGAAGCTGCGATCGAGGATGCGGTTGAGCTGGGTGATGGTGACGTCCTCGGTGCGCCGGAGGGCGTTGTTGTAGCGCTCAAGGAGTTGCATGTTTCATCAACGTGCGGCTTTGGGTTAAGAGTAACATCAGGTATAGTTTTATTCTAGTAGCGTCTTCTATCTCAGACTTAGAGTCGCGTAGTAGTTCGCTAGGAGAAGGAAGATCTGTAAATAAATCTTCTACAGCGTCGTTTCGTTGCTTACGCTTTGAGATGAGAGTTGTAAAAGCTTTGAGCTCTTGACGTGCTGCGCGGTCGCCTTCAGCAATGCGCTGCTTGTAGTCGAGTATGCGAGCTTGCTCTCTAACTGTAGGCAGATTAACTGGACGATCTTCGTCCAGGTACTTGTCTAGGCCACGATAGATACCCTTGGTTAGTAGTGAGAGCTTGTCTATTTGTTTAGAACGAGGATTACCTGCAGCGATCATGCGAGCAAACGTCTCGCAATTGCTATCGAGCTGGTGATATTGCATACTACTACCCATGAGAGAATAAGCTCTGTTTTTGATTTCGTTTACTGATATTTGTTTGTCTTGCTTCATCCTGGGTGCTTTTGCGTACACCGCGGCGTAGGCGGGGCGCCCAGCGGTGGCACCGAACTCGGTGAGCATCGCTTGTCCACGGTTAAGGTCACCCGCTACTCGGGTCATCTCCAGGAATTGATGGTTATCGCCTGCTTTGCCTAGGTAGACAGCGAAGTGGCGGCCGCTGGAAGCATCACCACGGATGTTTTGGACGGTGTAGACAACGTCACCTGCTTTAAGGCGACCGGCGCTTACTTCTGAGTCGTAGTGACGTCCTAGTGCTTCGCCTGACGTGAGCTTAGTACCAGCTTGTTTGCGTTGTGTTTGTACTACCGATTTGAACGAAGCTGGCGCAGGGAGATCACGGGGCTTTAGAAAGCGGTGGGCGTCTAAAGCTGCGGTGACAGCTAGTGCACCAACGGCAGTTACACCTACGCCGATAGCAATTTTGGCTGCTTTGTTGCTTTTGGTTGGCTGTTGCGCTTTCTGCTTAGATGCTTTCTCTAATTCTAGCTGGGCTTCTACGACACTCAGTGTGTCTTTAGGCATGCCATGTTTTTCTACATATGCTCTTTCAGCTTTAGTTGTGCTTTTTTCATATAGTTTACGCTCCTCCCTTTCAATAGCTCCTGCTCCTTTTCTGCACTTATGGGCTTTCGGGATATGCGAGGCTCCACAGGGCTTTCCCAGGCGGCTGTCCTCCTTATCGAGCTTGGTGTCGTTGCGGATAAAGTCGGCGATCTGCTCAAGATGAGAATCCTTCATCTTGGTGAACTTGCCTTTGGTCTTCATGGCGAAGAGCCGTTCGTCAGAGGCCGAGGCTTGACGGAAGCCATAGCGCTGGTAGATAGCGCGACGCTGACGCCCTTTCTTATCGTTCGCGTAGGGGATAGCTGTGATAATTGAGTTGTCAGGGATCTGTTCCATTTGGGATTGGAACATTTTCTTGACAGTAGAAACCACGCTTGTGGCATTGCGCGAAGCGGAAACAGACTTAGCGTCGAACTCGCCGTCTACACGGAACTGAGTCGCGAATGTTTGTGCGCCGCCGATGCTGGCTTGTGGTTTGGTGTTGTAGATAACAAGTGTATCCTTGACTGAGCCCGTGCTAAGTAGTGTGCCATCGGGCATCTTCCAGTTACTGAAGTTGTTATCTACATCGACTGATGTAATCTGCCCGCCTTTAGTCTTTAGCGCGAGGTGGGCCGCACTGACCTTGGCATCACCCACGAGTTGCCTCACAGGCTCCTGGAACTTCTTAGGTAGCTTTGCGATACCGGCGTCGACGTCATCCCGCGACAGCGTCTTGATCGTGTTCTTGCTGAGCTCAGCGACAACGCGCTCGGTTTGAGCTTTGCGCTCAGTGTTGAGTGCGCCGGCAGCCGCGGCGATGGGCTTCCGGTTCTTGTAAGCCAGGGCGCCGCCGGCGAGAAGGGCCGCTCCACCGGCGGCGAGGGCGAGCTTCTTGCCGCGGCCGCTGGGCTTGGTGGATTCGCTCTCGGGAGCAGCCTTACCTCCGGCACCGATGCGGCACTCATGCGCCTTCGGGATGTGGCTCGCCCCGCAGGGCTTGCCCTCACCGCGGAGGTCGGCACGCACGGCCAGGTAGGTGGCGGTGCGCAGCAGACCGGGGGGTAGGGCGTCACCGCGCTGGCGGCGAGCGAGCTCGGCCTTCGCCGCTCTGATAGAAGCCTCCATGCTCATCTCCTCGCCACGGGCTCGGGCAGCCTCACGTAGCTGCCGTGCCAGATCAGAAAGCTCCACTTGAGCTCTGCGGCCGGGGCGGCGGGGTTCCACAGCACCGCCTACACGCCGGATGCCGGAGAAACCGTGCTCGTTGTTCAGGAGACGGAAGGCCTCTCGTGGACTGACCGTGTTGCCTGTCAGCTCCTCGATCGCCTGCACTGCAACCCTGTCCGAGACCTCGAAACGGGCGCCAGGGGCTCGGCGTACTACCTCGGCATGATGCTGCCTTAGCACCAGTTCCGCGTGGAGGGGACCTGCGGTTCGCTTGCCAGAAATAAAAGCAGCCCTGGATTGATTAGCGTCTAGTAAGGTCTCTGTTGCTCCAGCTTGGCGGAGTGGCTGACTGAGAAATGGTTCAGCAGTAGCCGCGCGGATAGTAGTAGCTTTTGTTTTGTAAAAATCGTCAAACCCTCTATACGTGTCACGATATATTTCTCCGGCGAGTGTCGCTGGGTTTTTGGATAGAGTCTGCTCTAAGTGTTTAGTGAAAGCAGAACGCACAGCATCGTTGGCTTGCCCTTTTGGGAGACTTGACTGCACTACTCCTTTGATGAACTGACGCCGATCGTTTTTAGCTATAACACGCTTACCACCAGCTACAGTCTGTAGTTGAAAGCCTTGTTGCTGCGCTAGATTAACTAAATCTTCTTTGTACGTTTCTAGATTACGTGAAATTGCATCTTTAATTGCTGCAGGTGTTAGGGTGTCATCACCTTGCAAATTAAATTGACGTGTTAGAAATTCGTCAGTAGCAGGGCGCGCAAATATACTGCCGCGTTCACCTGTAGCGAGTCCTACGCCTATCTCTTTACGTGTAGTAGACCAAAAAGCACGTTGATGGGCTCTATTCCACTCATTAAAGTCAGACTGAGGGCCTGAAAGCTCAGGGTTGTTATAGACTTTGTTTAAGTTATTGATTAAATTGGACCGGCTATCTTCATCTGCCGCAGAAACCCCTGTCCTAGCTAGCTGATTCGTCAACTGCTTAGACACTGGATTCGTTTGCCGCATAAGTGCAGCTTCTACCCCGGCTTGAGCTCTTGCGCGTTTACGCTCTCGCTCTGTTTTAATTATAGGGGTAGCATCGAGAACTTTATTAACACCTAGACGCACTGCATTATTGATATTTGCACCTACTCCATCTCTATAGCCCAACGTATTGCGCTTCATCAGCAAGCTATGGATTCCCAGGCCTGAACCGACCACAGCAAGACCTACTGCAATACGTGCACCTTGGCGTTCGAGCTTCGCGGCGAGCTCTTTCTTGCGCTGGATGTCACCTGGGGTGGCCTTCACCACGCCGCGGACGATGGCGCGCTTGCCTCCCTCGATCTCGGAGAAGCTGCCCTTGGTGACACCCTTGGCGATGCGCTTGACGCCACGCTCGATGTTGGCCAGGCCCCCCACGGGGTCGGTCTGCACCGCGCGCAACTGCGGGTCGGCGCCTTGGCCCTTCAGGCGGCAATCCCAGTTCGGCGGGATGCACCGGCCACCGCATTGCACGTTGGGCGGGTTGCACGTAACCCGCTTCAAAGTCTTGCCACTGCGGCTGCGTGCGGCGTCGATGCGCTGCCGTGTCGCCAGGTAGGCCGCGGTGCGGAAGCCTTCAGGAGTGATGTTGGGCTGCGTCACTGATCAGTACCCCTCGTTGTAGGCGCGAAAGGCGTCGGCCTCGGCGTCGGGCACTGGTGAAAGCCCTGCCACATTCTGACCGGGGAAGAACTGCTGCACAGCAGTTTTGGCGGCGCGGAGTGAGTTGAAGCCGGTGGTGTAGGGGCCGTCGGTGATGGCGCTGTCGAGAGCGAATCGCGCTCGGTAGAGCTTGCGTGCTCGGGTGCGATGCGGGCCGATGATCAGGATCGGCGCGGCGGCGCTGCTGTCGATGCGCTGGCCGTCGGGACCGACGAGGGGTCCGGCGACGCTGTCGCCGCGGCGGTGGGTGACGCGGATGCGCAGGCCTTCGGCCGAGTCGAACTGGAAGTCGGCGGATTCGCCTTCGGCGGCCGGTGCTGCGGCGTTATCGCCCTCGGGTGCTGCACCTTCCTGCGCCGGCGCAGCCGGCGGCTGCTGCATCGCTTGCATCTGCGCGTCGTACCCTGCCATCTGCGACTGGAACTGCGCGTCGGTGGTGGCGATCAGCTGCTGGGTCACCGCCTCGTTGAGCTTGGTGTCGATCGAGTACTCGGTGCTGCCGAAGCGGGAGTCGCGCACTTCGAGGGGGTTGAGCACACCCAGCTGGATGTACTGCGCGTCGGAGGCCGCCTTGAGCTGGTGCAGTTCGGCGCGCTCCTTGTCGGTGGCGGTGAACACCGAGGGGAAGTGCACCGACCAGGACTCGGGAACACGGCCACGGGTTGGTCCTTCGCGCGAGGCGAGGACGTACGTGAAGATCTCGGTCACCGCAGTGCGGCAGTAGACCTCCTGCCACTGCTGGACCAGTGAGGCCCAGACGCGTTCTTCGAAGCGGCCTTCTTTGCCGAGGCCGCCGGGGCTGTCGCCCATGAGGATGGAGGCGGGCCAGCCGGTGGCAGCCTGCAGATCCTTGACGAAAGGATCGGATGCCGTGGCAATGTTGCTCAGTGCTCGGTTGAGGAAGCTCACCTCCTCTTCCTTGTCCACGATCATTCCGCCGTAGACGCTGCGGCTGAGGCTGTTGGCCTCCAGGCGTTTGCGCAGATCGGCCTCGTTGCCGGAAGAGATGCGGTTGAACAGGCCGGGCATCTTGTGCACGAACAGGTCCGCGTCGGAGGTCATCGACTCCAGGCCGGACATGGCGGTCTCGTAACGCTTGAAGGACTCCCAGATCAGCTGGAGGACGGACTGACCCCAACCGGTGTTGCGGGAGCGCAGGTTCCAGGGCAGGTAGAGGCCGTCGAAGCGGGCGACACGCGTGTGGTGGACCAGGATGTTGACGTAGCTGCTGCCCTGCTCGGGGGTGATGCGCTGACTGGTGGTGATCCGGTAGTGCGTGGGGCGCGAGTAGTCGGTGATGGAGACGTCCTCGGGGATCAGCTCGTGGCGGGAGAGGGGGATGTAGCCCCGAACGCCGCGGATGCGGTTGAGATCGACGGGGTCCTGTGGCTCGCCACCATCGTCAATGAGCAGCACCAGGCCGGCACCGCCATAGAGGCGCTGCAGTTTGATGACTTCGGAGAAGGCCAGGTGGAACTGGGTGGCCTGGAGGAACTGGTCGAACTCGGCAATCAGGTCGGCGTTGTCAGCCGCTTCGTCGCCACCGAGCTTGATGGTGGCTTGGTGGGACAGGATCGTGTCAGCAATAGCGTCGACGTACCGTCGTGGTATGCCGCTGGTGTACAGGGCTTCTAGTTCGGCCTCGGTGAGCAGTGTGTTAGAGCGGACCTGTGTTGATGTTGTTTTGTCTTTTGCGGGTACGCCTAGACCCGTGAGCATATTTACTAAGGCGCCGTCGTTCCGGGTGTTATCAGTATGAGTTGCTGCCATGTTGCTACCGACGCGAGGGGTGCGCTGTGAGCAGACTAGCTGTACTGGCGCGAGATCATAGGTAGCTAGCAACTCGTGCAACTGCATCTGGTAACGTGTTTGCGTATCTGGTAACGTGTTTGAGTATCTGGTAACGTACTTTTGTATCTGGTAACGTGTTTGTGCGTTTCCGCGCGGGTGCGCTCCTTACCCTGGGGTAGCCGCCTTTGGGGCATGGTCGATCACAGGATCGATGGCACACGTCTCCTGACCAAACGGCAAGCCAAACAGCAATTTCGCCAAGGCATCCTCAATAGCTGGGGGTGCCTTTGCGCTTATTGCGGCCGGCCAGGGGACACGCTGGACCACGTCAGGCCCCGTTCTCGGGGAGGACGGACGGACCGAACAAATCTGATCTGCTGTTGCGCAGCATGTAACCGCGCGAAGGGCAGCACGCTGGACTGGCTGAGCTGGTTCCGGCAACAGAGCTGGTGGTGCCCGCGGCGGGAGGCTGCGATTCTCGGCTGGTTGGAACAGGCCTGGAGCGCTGCTGCCTAAATGTTGTCGAAGAAGCTGGCGAGCGCCGGCGTCTCTGGAATCAGTGAGCAAGCGAAGGACAACGCCATAACAGTGTCGTCGTGAGCGCCGCTTGCGGCTTCGCGCTGGCCGCTGTCCTTCTGCTGGAAGGCGCGGAGCTCGTCAGCGATCGGGCCGGGCGGGAAGATCAGCTCGTCGCGCTCGAGCAGATACAAAATTCGGTCGGTGGCCACCGTCTTGCTCGGGCGGCTGGTGCTGAACAGCTCGATGGCGTAGTTCGGCAGCACGTTCTGTAGGGCTTCGGCGATGACGGAGCCCATGGCCTGCTTCTCCACGATCACGCGGTCAGGGGCGTAGTCCTCAATGAGCGTGCGTACGTGCCGCAGGCTGTAGTCGGTGCTCTTGCCGTTTTCGCGGTAGAGGCCGACGACCTCGTAGGGCTTCTGCGTGATGTCGAGGACCAGGGCCACGAAGTAGTCGTTGCCGCCGGCGTTGGGGTCGATGCCGATGACGTAGGTGCGGTGGATGGTGCCGCACTCGCGCAGGTGGCCGCGCGCCGCGCGCTGCACCAGGGCGGAGGGGTAGATCTGGGTGTCGGTGGCACCGAAGGCGAGTTCGTACTCGGAATCCCAGGCGGCCTGCGTCATGCGGCGGGATTCGCGGGTGCGCTGCGCCCAGTCGGGGTCGCGGCTGTAGACCGGGTGCTGCGAGTAATGGATCGCGACGCGGTTCCAGGAGTCTCCGATCTGCGCGAGCATGGCGTTGAGGCCATCGATGTCGCGGCGGCGCACGTAGTCGTACCAGTCGGCCGGGGTGCCCTGGTGCCAGAGCTGGCCGAACCAGTCGAGCTCGGTGTCTGGGGTGGAGGTGACGATCACCTTGGCGTCTTCGCCCACCATGGAGAGCGTGGGCATGGCGCCGCGGTAGATCTCGGCAGCTCCGTCGAGGAACGCACCCTCGTCCATGAACAGGACTGAGCAGCTGGGGATGCCTCGCGCTGCACGCGGTGAGGCCGGCAGGAAGTAGAGCGTGCCGCGGCCCTCGATGGCGATCTGTGTGTTGCTGTCCGTCAGGTAGCGGATCGACTCGCCCTCGATGCTGTTGGCCATGGCGCGCACGCGGCGGCCGAGCTCAGAGGCGTCCTGCTGGGTCTTGGAGAAGATCACGGCTGCGAAGCCGCGCTCGGTCAGCGCACGGCATAGGAGGTAGGAGCAGACCGTCTCCGAGGCGCCCATCTGGCGCGACTTGTTGATGATCGTGTTCGGGTGCTCGTTGATCGATCGCACGAGCGCTTCTTGGTAGGGGTACGGCACGAACGGGGCGACCGTGCCGGACGTGCGGATCCAGGTGCGTCGTGCGAACGACGGCCAGTCATCTACGCCGGGGAGCTGCGTGGGGGCCACCGCCGGGTTGTAGTTGGCGGAGCGTGCCTTGCGCTTGGCGAGCTCGACGCGGAGCTTGTCGACGCGGCGTTGGAGCTGGGAGATGGACGCGGTCATCAGTCAGTGGCGTCCTCGGGATTGGCGCTCTTGAGGAGATCGGTGTCGCTGACTGGTGTTTCGGGCGTGTCGGCTTTGAGTTCGAGCACGCCGTAGATCTGGGATTCGAGGTCTGACACGGTGCGCTCGAGCAGCTTGCGCTCCTGGTATGCGGCGGCGCCGTTCAGCAGGGCGCGAGAAGCAGCAATGCGGTCAGAAGCTCTTGCATTAGGGTCGTTCATGATCTCTGTAAGAGTCGCGATGGCTTCAGGCATCAAAGCGACGTGCCGCGACTCGTTACTGTCGATCAGCTCTTGCTGCATGTTGTAGATCGCGCGTTGTACTGCAGGACGTTTACGCCAGTTGTAGAGAGTCTTCTCTGCAATACCTAGAGCTCTTGCGACTTCGCGGCACGTCTTACCGCGGGCAAGGAGGTCAGCTGCAAGACGTTCACGCTCTCGCAGGCCATCAACAATGTTGGGGTTGCGAGCAATCATGGTTTTAGCTTACGGGTGCAGACGGATTGTTACCGGTCTGTACCGCAGTGTAGCGGGCGGCGCAAGCACAAAAAAGCCGGGACACCACCCCCGGCTCAAACGCTTCAGCTCCGACCCAAGGGTAGGGCTCAGATGCGAGCGGTGATGACGCGCTCGGGTTGGTCCTGATACTTGCCAGCGCGGGTCTGGTAGCAAGTGGAGCAGGCGGTGCCTTCAAAGAACAAAGCTTGGACGATGCCTTCGTTGGTGTAGATGCGGCAGGGAGCACTGGAGCTGTTGCTGAACTCGAGTGTTAAATGGCCGTGCCAGCCGGCTTCACCGGGTGTGAGGTTGGCAATTACACCGCAGCGGGCGTAAGTGCTCTTGCCTATGAACAGCGCTGTTACGTTCCGCGGCAGCGCCAGGTTCTCTAACGCAACGCCCAGGCCATAGCTGTGTGCAGGCAGCACGAAGTAACTATCACCCTCGGGGGAGTGATGGAGTGGCGCCGGCGCCAGGTGCGCCTGGTTGAAGCGTTTCGGGTCCACCACGACAGCGTGATCGCTGTCACCGTCGCGCAGCGGCTGGAACGTGTAGAACTCGCGCGGACTCAGGCGCAGGTCGTAACCATAGCTGGAAAGGCCGAAGCTGAGCACGCGGTGGTCGTCGACCTCGCGGACGAGCTCGGGGATGAAGGGGGTGATCATGCCGGCCTCGGTGGCCAGGCGGGTGATCTGGGTGTCTGAGAGGAGCATTGACGGTAGTGTTATGACGTTATGCGCCGGTGCTGAGAGCACTCGAGGGCGAAGGTGGGTTCGGTGACGGCCTCGGGGAAGCCGAAACCGCAGTCTGTGCCGGACCAGTGCATGCAGGATGTGCATAAGGGCGCGTCCGCGGGAAGCGGAGCACGTTGAGAGCGGCGGCGCGGGATGTCCGGGCGGACGTGGGCCAGGGTGCGGCCGAGGCGGATGTTGACGATGGACTGGCGGCTGCAGCCGTAGCGGGTGGCGAGGTCGGCGTCACGCTCGGGGGATTCGAGGATGGTGATGACGTCGTTCTCGGTGAGGCTGAGGCGGTTGTAAACCCGCGTGGGTGGTTTGCGCGGGAGGCGCTCGGGGATGGGGCCGGTTGTGGTGCTCCAGCGGTGAACGCAGTTACGGCACTCGTGGCGGCGGAGACGGGTGCCGTTGCGCAGGACGCGGGTGCGGATGGTGCGGGTGCGGGTGCTGCCGCACTCGGGGCAGGGGACTGTCACGCAGTGAGGGATTCGGCGATGGAGCGGCGGGCGCGAAGGATGTCTTCGTAGCAGCGCTCGAGGAGAGGGGCGGTACCGGCCCCGGTAAAGGCACCGTCGGGGCCGTCGTGGAGCTCCCAGCGGTAGTAGCCGTCGGGGGTGGTGTGGATGATGACGCGGAACATGGTTAGTACGAGGGGAGGATGACCTGTACGGAGACGTGGTAGTGGGGCGGGCAGCCGAGGCCCTGCGTGGAGACCACGTCCACGTCGGTGACCTGTAGGCCGGTCTCGGTGTTGAAGCGCTCGAGGGCTTCGGTGAGGGTGCGCTCGAGGTTGACCCTGTGAGCTTTGGCGTCGTCGATAGTCATTGATAGCAGTGGTAGATGTTTCTACTCGGAAAGGTGAGCAGGGATGCAATCCGTTTGAGTGGCGTCGTAATCAAGAGCGGTCTCGACTGCGCCAGGGGGCGGTCCTTCGAACCTGGACTTAAGAAGAACCTGCGCCTCGGCTTCGGCAAGCGAATTTGATCTAGTCGTGACGGTCCACTCTTTTCTGGACAGGCGTGTAACGACGAAGGTGTACTCAGTCATGGTGAGAATTGGGATGGTCTACTGGGCTTGGAACAAGTCAATGTCATCTTCGGCAACATCCAGTTCAGTTGCTATGCGCAAAAGCTCAGGTGCTGAAATCATGCCTTGACCGTCTTGGCATTGGTTGATTGTTTCACGCAAGGCTGCTGCCAGCATCTCGGAGTCGCTGACCGAGCGATTGCGCAGATCAGCAAGTGTGCAGTAAGCATTAAAGATTGCTGCCGCTTTTTGCTGAACTTTTGCAAGAGCGGCCTTTTGCCACCAACAAAGATCTAGCTCGGAATGATTCGCCATTCGCTGTTTGGCGAGTTTGTTAATTGCTTCATTCATCAGTTGGTCTGTTTCACGGTCAGTCATGGGTGTAGCGGGATGGACTACTGGGCTTCAAGTTCGTCGGCGATGGCGAGAAGCTCATCCGCATCGCACTGCCACACGTCACGGACAGGACAGTCTTTTGTGCAGGCCACAGCAGCACGCAGGGCGGCGGCAAGGCATCCCGGTCCTGCGTGGCTTGTGCGGAAGGCATCCAGCACAGCCTGAGCAGCGGGTGAAAGTTCAGTCATGGGTTGTTGGCAGCGGCAGGGCGTGGGCGGGGAGCCAGTGGGTGCAAACCAAGGCATCGTCAGAGACGTAGCGGAAACGGACATAGCCCCACTGTCGGGGGCGTTGCATCCAGCCTTCTGAGTAGCCGGATTCGGGATGGCCTGGGTGCCACCACCAGCACATGCCCTCCTTATTGCAATCCTCATCCATTGGCATGCGCTCGCTTACCGGAATCGGCTGCGGGGAAGTATCTGGATTGGCCGGATGGTTGCCCCAGCGGGCAAGGATGGCGCGGGCGTGATCTACAACGTGGCGGTTGAGGATGATGCGCATCACACCCTTGGCTCGGGTGCTGTCAGTACCTGCTTGTTCAGCCAAGGCTCGCGCAGCAGCGGCCAAGTCTTCGTGCATCTGCTGCGGCATCAGCGCCATGATCTCCTCATCTGTTGGCGGCTCCGGCTCGGGCTCGGTCAGTTCGGCGCGGGCGCGTATTAGGACTCCAGGTTCAGAGTAGTAATGAGCACTGGTCTTTTCGGCCCAGGCAACTAGATCAGCGCACAGTTGTTTGTATTTGGTCATGGTGGTTAGTGAAGTAGACTAAGAACGCAGAGAATCAAGCAACACTTGCATTGCGCTTTTGTGCCGGCTGACCTGTTCACGCAAATGCTCTACTTCCAGTGCGATAGCCTCAATGTCTTCCTGGTTGATCTCAACGGTTGTGAATCTATGCCCGCAGGCGTTGCACATCCGCCGCCGCCTGGTGTAATCAGTTAGCGGGAGGAGATGCGCAAACGTGCGGCGTGGATCATTGTTGTTTGTGTCGTCGATTGCCATAAATCGGCTTTCGTTGACTTTGACATCTGATGAATCACAATCAGGACAACGCCTCTCGTAAGTTTTGCGTGGCATAGTGACTAATCAGGCAGGGATTCAAGAGCGCGGCGGATGCTTTCGGTTATTGCGTGGCCACCATGTGAGACTAAAAAGGCTACTTCAAGGCTTTTAAGTTGCTCCAGCGCCTGCTCCTTCAAGCTCGGCGGCTTGGGGCGGCGGGCAGTGCGGAGGTCATCAGCCCACTGAAGTGACTGCCCCTTGTGACGCAACTCGTATGCCAGCCACTCGCAGCACACCTCCAGCTCCTCGTCCCGAGCTTTTTGTAGCTCGGCTTCAATGTCAGCTCCGCGTTGTTCGTAGCCCCAGCGGGCGACCTCCAAGAGAACCAGATCGACATCAGCGCTCATAGCCAACGCCTGTTTGCGCCAGGCATCGACTTGCCATTGCGGTGGGGTGATTGGGTGGTTGTTGTCAGTCATGGGTTGTATGGGGTGAATACAGTTGCTTTGCTGAGGGTGTAAAGGGTGTGGCTGGATCTTTCTTCAGCCGGTCACATTCTCGTTGTGCTTCTTTCTTGGAGCTGAAGCCCACCATGTGAGCGGTTTGGTGGCTTATGACACCCGGAAACCAGGGTTGTTTCAGGATGACCCACGTTGTCTTAGCCATCAGCTTGCCCCTCCAGCTCCTGTAGGCGCTTCAAGGCGCGGCGGATGGTATCCCAGTCAGCGTCGTCTTGGTGCGTGCATGGGTATGGGTCCTTGGAAACCTTCTCCAGTGTCTCCAGCGCCGACTCGCTTAAGCTCTTGGGCTTGGGGCGCCTGGCGGTGCGGAGCCATCTGGTGGTACGGAGCCATTCAGCAGTGCCACCGCAAAGTGGCTGACCTTCGCGCTCGTAGATCGCATCACAGCACGCCTCCAGCTCCTCGTCGCGAGCTTTCTGCAGCTCGGCTTCATTGACGGCGCCGCGTTGTTCGTAGCCCCATTGGGCGAGTTTTGTGCAGACACGCTGAAACCAGCATGGAAGGTCTATATCGATGCCTTCTTCCTGGCACGACTGAATTATCAGCTCAGGCGGCGGGGTGATTGGGTGTTTAGTCATGGGTAGACCTCCATCAACGAGAGCATCACACCATTCCTTAAATGGTGCTTCGATCTGGGCCATGGCCCTATTGTCAATGGTCTCGGGCTTGCGAATCATGGCAATGGCAAGGCCAAGGGCATCACCAAGGCGATTTTCAAGCGTGTTGAGTGGGACGGGTTTGAAGTCAGTCATGGCCTTCTAAGTCGATGGGGTGAGGGTGTGTCGCTGCCATTGCCATTGCCATTGCCATTGCCATAGCCATAGCCATAGCCATTGCCATAGCCATAGCCATAGCCATTGCCATAGCCATTGCCATTGCCATAGCCATTGCCATAGCCATTGCCGTCGCCGTAGCCGTAGCCGGAGCCGTAGCCGTAGCCATAGCCATAGCCATTGCCGACTGGAATAGGCATTACTTCAGCCCCCAATCAGACGGAACAGGAACGCAGAAAATCTCTGCGCCCTCAGGGATGTCAACATCAGCCATTGGGCGGATGTCTACATTGCTGGTGCTGGGATCTTCGATGACCCGCGAGAATCCGCAGGACTCCCAGCGAAACACCCACACGGCACGGCTGAGGTAGATGCGGCCGTTTTCGCGGGTGACATCACCGGCAAAGATCCAGCCGCGATCAACGACGATCACAGCTCGATTGCCGGCGGGACGGGAATTAACAGGGGCGTATTCCACGCCGTTAATAGTGATGGTTTCCATTGGTGGATGGGTGAGGTGTACTGCCGGAGATGAAAGCTCAGCCACGGCGCACCTCGTCACGCGCCACCCACTCGCCGCACCAGTCGGTTGGGTCAGTGCAGGGCCACTCAATTGCAAGGCCAAGAACGTGTGCCTTTTGCGGCTGCGGTGCAAATCGCCGACAGGTTAAGTCGCGCCAATAGCGGCAGTTGCCGCAGAATTGTTCGGTTACAGGTGGTTGGGTCATCGGACCATTCAGGGGTGAGATTGGATGTTCAGTCATTAGCTCTGCTCCAGTTCCAGCTTGATCGCGGCTTGGAAGTAGCCAGCGATCTTCAGGCGGCGGAAGACAGGGCCGGCGTCCTCGGAGTTCTTGCTCTCGAGGCCGTCGTACTCGTGACGGGCTTCGTTGAGTGCGGCGAGTGTTTCGATGTTGAGTAGGTTAAGTTCGTTGTCAGTGAGTTCGGAAAGCTTGTCTAGGTAGACGAGGCGGCCGTTGAGTAGATAAGAGCGATAAAACGGTGTTGAGGTGATTTCGGGCATGTAATAGAGGAATGCGTGTTAATTACGGCTTGACAAGCTGATCTAAATACAGCTCTGCTTGCCATAGATCACTACTATAACGGCAGTAGCCGTGAGCACAGCTGCGGTAGAAGAGCTCACCGCGCTCGGGTTGCAGGGTTTCGATGAAACCGCCGTCGCGGTCAGTGCGGCTGATCACTTCGGAGGGCTTCATGGCTCAGCGAGATGGGCGACTGCAATAGAACGCTAGGTGGGACTCGTAGTTCTGCTCGAGCCACTCGCGTACGGCGCGGTTCACCAGGCCAGAAGTGCTGGTGTCAGTGAGAAGTGCGAGCTCGGTCAGCTTCTCGTGGATCGGCTTGGGGACGGTGAAGGTGATGCGTGGTGTTGTCATAGGTGGGGTGCATGGAGTGGTAGACGGCTACGAAAGCCCAGGAAACGATGATCGCGACGCAGATGTTGGCGAGGTGGGAGGGGGTCATTTGCAGTGAATCCCATCTACTGTTTTGCACTCTTGAAGATCGATGATGGTGACGTAGCCGTCTCCGCCCTCGGTGTCCCAGGT